CCCTCCCAATTCCCCCCCTTTCCGCTGTACTGCCACTTCCATTAGCCCTCCCTCCACCACCCCCCCCACTACCACTAGCGGTTGCGCGTAAGCCCCGCATTAAACCACCACCACCTCCTTACCCTCCACCACCTCAACCTCCACCGTCACAAATTACACAAGCACCTCTGACTACCATGCTGTGCACTCGACCTTCATCTAGCACTAGTATTTCTTGCACATCAACTACAAGTACTACTTCTAGTGCTCCTGTCCCGTCAACTACGCCCCCTCCTTATAGCGTCACTTTCTTTGACTTGCCCCCTGAACAACCATCTCGTGAATTGCGTGAGTCAAAATCATCACGACCACCACGAGGCGATTCTGATGATGATGATGACGATGATGACAATGATGATGATGATGGAGATCATGATGACGACGGTTTTCACGGTCTCATGGAAGAGAAACCATTAACCCCAAATGAGATCGACAAGTTGGATGCGCCCGGCTCCAATAGTTTTGACACTCGAAATCGATTCAAACCAGTCGGGCACATGTTTATCCGCACCAATGTGTTTCACGTCATTCCAACATTTCACACTTTGAGTGAAGACGAAACGTCCAATCCATTGTTTGCAGCTGGTTACACTGTAATCGAACGACCCACCCGAACAGACCATACAATGGAAACTTCGTATCGATTTTCCATGTATGCGAAAACCATCCAACGCATGTGTCAGAGCCGCAAGGGACAAGACATTCGAATTGCTATGATTGGTGGATCAATCCCTATTGCGGCTAATTTGTTGAGCTGGCACATGTTTTGCCGAGGTCTTCACCCAACTGACTTTGACTGTATAAATCAACACATTCAAATGAAGCCGCGTGAGAATGACCCCGCACGAATCTTGGGACTAACAATCGTCAATAATAGTTCTATACCCCTTGACACTTGTTACCAAACTGTGACTGGTAAGTATCGACGAATTATTCATACTCGAATGGACGATGCCAATTACTTCGACTTCAAATCGTATGATTTTGCTTGGTTTTGTCACTCACTATACTATTTTGAACCTGAGCAAGTAGCTAGAATTGTACGACAAACTACTACTTATTCTACTCACCACCCCTACGCCCGTAGGGCACACTATAATAAATACAAAATTTTTGATTGTGATGTGATCAACCACCATGTCGAACATCGAATTACTAGTGTACTTAGTAATAATACATACCATCATAGTAATATGTGTTGGATGCGTGATAACCCCACACACAAAATTTGTTGGAACAGCATTTGGTACCATGTCCCGAGTTTCACTGAAATTGTTTTGTTTTCCACTTCCCAAAACGTTCAATTCCATACACAAGCTTGGGCCGATGAACAATTGTACATTCCGTATCGCACAAGCTTCCTCATTGACTTGTTACAAGACTATTGGGTTTCATTACCTGTCACTCTCAACTTGATGTTGTTACGCTGTGCACACTCCGTTGATATAGCGCTGCCACGTGCCGTTGTCGAGAATTTCCGATCACGGTTTGCCCTGGCCAATCGAACTTTGGCTGGCATGCGCACACAGGCCTACACATTATATAGTGCCAAAATGGCCTTGTCCAATGCCCAAATTGAAGCATTGATTCAAGATGTCAGTTTGAAACCCTCACGATTGAACGTTCCTTTCCAAGTAAGCGCGTCTTATGGAGCTACAGCAGCACGAACGGTGACCGGTGGTTGGCACATACCTGTTGACATTCTGCTGTACTTCATATTGTTCCTGGCGTCTGTTTCCACAGGAACATACTACTTGATACCCTTTTTGTGGCGCCTCCTTGGTCTGTTGTTTTCAGCGTCTCTGAAACAACCCTTCTTCGTCAGTCTTGGGTTGTTACTCGTGTACCACTTCTTTCGCAAGTTGGTTCAATGGGCCGATCGCAATGACATTGCACGTTACAAGGTTGTGTTGCCTTTCTTGGTCCTAACCTTCATAACGTTACCCATATTTTGGCTGGGCCAGCTCGACTTTCCAACCGCCGATGCCAAGCCACCGTGGATCCATTATAATTACACTTGTTTTAATGGCTACCCAGGTATCGCTGGTAATTGTCGACCTCATGGTGCTTATGATAGGCCCCTCACTTTTCCATTTGTTACCTTTGAACCAAAACCTGTGATGTATTTTGGTGGCAACACAACTCAACAATTCCCGTTGTATGAAAACGAACGACTTTTGAAAACACCAAAACACCCACTGTTGCAAGACTCAGTTTGCGATCTCGTACTATTGGGACCATATGTGCCAAACGGATATCCCACCGTGGCCGCCAAGAATCCGACTAACGAATTTAATGCTTTTGTTACGCGGTACACTGTGCAGAATCCTAGCGAACACTTCGGCATCAAGCCGCACTTTGCTCTCACGACATCCGTCGATCGTTTACTTAGGCTCATCCAGCAACCCACTGAGGTCACTAAGAAGGATTGGTTGCAAGCTCAAGCGCCACGTGGTTGGCAGCGAGCTTCTCGCGTGCTTAACAACGGATTCAAGTACGAGTACCCTTATTCCTTGCGCAAATTGTTTATCAAATCAGAAAAATTGATGAATGTGATCGATGGCCACTTTGAGCCCACAAATGCACGAGTCATCTCTGCTGCTCAAACTGAAAACAATTGCATTCTTGGCCCTTACATCATGATGGTTACTGATTTGATCAAAACTGCCAAACGAGCCCTCAACGAAGAATTCGTTTATTGCCCTGGGTATTCACTGCAACAAATGGGTCAAATGGTACACGACATCATAGACGACGGTTTTACACACTTTTTGTGCATCGACAAGAGCAAGTTCGACCTTAGTGTTACACCCGAGGCTTTGGAATTTGAACACAGTCTGTATCGAAGACTACTACCACCCAAGCCCGAGGTCGATCAAATGCTGCGTGCGCAAATTCAGAAACCAGCAATGGGTCAATTCTTTTTGTGTCCTAACCTACATGGTAGGCGCAATTCTGGTGACCCCAATACCACCTTAGGCAACACTCTCTTGTGCGCCCTAACCGCACGACAAACTTTGGATGACATGATGCATTGTAATAGTACCACAACACATGTCATTTTTGCCTATGGTGATGATATGGTTATCTTCAGCAAAGAAACCTGGACAATTGAGAGCATGCAAGACTTTTGTGACCGACAATTGACCAATTACGGGTTCATCAATTCTTTGTACTACACAACTGATCCAGCCCAAATTGACTTCATCTCTTGTCGGCTTTTTCCTGTTCAGAGGCAGTTGACACAACAACATCGCCTCATGCCCCAGGTGAATGACACTGAAGACCCTGAATGGTGCGAAACCTTTTTGTTTATACCGACTTATGGCAAGTGCATACCCAAACTATTTTGGTCCACAGCCAGCACAGCTAAAACCAAGGCTGTGGAACACGCTTACCAATTGGTCTCACAAATGGTTCATATGATGCCTACTGATTTCATTTATGCACTTGGCCACGCTGTCATTGATAAACTGCCTAAATTACCCAATATGACTAATCCTTTCACAACTGTGTTGAACTATGTCACTACTGATAATAATTGGTTTTATCGTACGTACACCGGCATAACGACCATTTATCGAAAATCGATTCGGGCTGGAGCTTTTGAACTTGCCCGTTATGGTTGCACCGAAGATCAACTCATTGACATTGTCAAGTCATATGGTCATGACGTTACTAAACGCGTGGCACCACTTGACCTCCCAACCAGTATGATCCAGCGTGATGTAAATGGTCATGAAACTGTGAAAATCAGACAACCCGACACATTACATCCTTGCTACCATCCAGCCCCAAAGTACGTGACACCTGAAGTTGATTTACTGGCACCATGGTACGGTGGTCCTAATTACGCAGATGATAAAACTAATTCCTGCCACCAACCGGCCTCCTTTTTCCGAACACAGAAACCTGCACCTCCCAGTACTTTCTACGGATCGAAACCCACCGGAACATTCGGTTCGGAACAAACCAGCGCTTGCGACATCCAAAATAAAGAAACTTGTCTCAAGTATAGAGGACCACCTTGCAACGTTGACCAAAATCAACAGTAGCTTGCTCCATTGACACAGGGCAACACAATACGGGCTTCACGACCCCGCCCTTAGCAGTGCCGAGAGTTTTAAATAACTCTCTCTCTTGTACATCAGTTACAATACACACACACAACGACAACATGCAAGCTGCTCAACGCCCACGAAGACAACGCAGGCAACGCCGCCGGCAGAATCGACGCCGGCCTCCTAGACAACAAGGATTACCGCAACGACCCCCTCGTCGCCGTAGACAACGACCCGCAAACTTTGATTCGATCTTTTCAACTGGCCCACCTCCACGTCGGCGCAACATGAACGCAACAATACGCTCTGAGATCAAACAAGCCATGAATGAAGAACACAAGCGTATTGACATTGGTCCAGCTGGTATTGCTTTCGCCAATTGCAACATGGACCCATTAGATCAAGGTGGAGCCAACAACCCGAAAGCCATCGGTGCGCCTTATCCCGATGGTCATGCCGTTGATGGCATGACGTTCACCGCTACCGCCACCGCAACTTTTGCTGGAGCAACAGCAACGTCATGTTTTATATCCTTCCTCCCACCCAATTTAACAAATGGTGGCCAAATTGACATTACATATGGTGAGGAAGCCATGGATGACACGAAGACCATGACGGCTGTATCAACTGTTAATTATGCTGAGTATCTCATGATTAATACTGTTATACCGGCAGTTGG